ATACTCTGTGTGCTTAAGAGTGAGTAAGTAGCACTAGCACTTGTGTCTGTCCAGCTAAGTGTAATATCTACTGCAGCAGAACCATCAACATTAGTAATAAAAATTTCTCGTATAATTGCTGTAAAATTTGTAGGACAAGTATACAGTGTAGTTAAAGTTGTGCCAGTTAAACTAACACCTACGTTTTTAAACCTTCCCATTAACTTATTTCCTACTAAAGATTGTTAGAACTAAAACCCGAAGAGAGCGCAGAAGAAGTAATATATGTAGACCTTACATAATCATTGCGATTAATTAATAGGGTTTGCATATTTTTAATGCCGTCGTTAAACAGCGCAAAGCTTCTTTCATACAAAGGCGCTTCTCCTCTAAAGAAATACATGTATGAAATAGCACCATCTATAATCACGTGCTTAAATCTATCGGGAATAGTAGTTGTGTCACTGTGTGCGCTAAGATCAGCAGAAGGAAAGGTGTAGTAATCAAAGGTTAAAGCATACGTTTTATTAGGGTATGGACTTAACCCGTAACTATCATTTGGTCCTCTAAACACAAACTGAGGAACACTGCCTGAACTAAACTGTGCTACCGTTGTGCCACTGTCATGCACTGCCGCAGTGCTACTGCTTGCTCCACGACTAGCTCCGGTAAATGTAGTAGAAGTAACACCTGTATATGTAATACTTTCTGAACCAATAACAATTGTGCCCGTACTACTAAAGTCTGTAGTACTTGCTACAGGAATAGTATCATCATCAGCATCAATGCCACTAGATAGTGTAGTTGTTTCAGATAAATCTTCTTGACTACTTCTATTTTCTAAATAATCTTTATAAACAATGTTGCTTAAATACGTACTAGATGCGCCTAAGTCACTATCTTTACGAATACGAAAAGAATCAAAATCAATTGTTTTAGTGTTAGTAGGCGCAGTATATCTTGTAACCCCTGCTACTAATGTAACATTGGCTTCAGCATGATTAAACGGCCAGCCAAACTCTCGTTGATTAATATAACGAATAGCCTGATTGACCGCATTTTTAGCTTGGGTCTGTACTCCTCGTGCATCACTGAATGTAGTTGCTGTAAGCTCAACTTCATTTAGCCTAACAAGAGTGTCATTAACATACGTTAAAAAAGTATTTGCCATATATCTTACCCAAACAAAATAAAGCATGGAGAGATGCCGAAGCACCTCCCCACACAATATTTACTTATGCAAGTTGATCACGATCAACTTCAGTAGCTGTATCTGCAACACCGTTGAGATCACAGCAAACAGCATACACACGAAGTACACCTGACGTTACATCACTAGATGAAGCAATAAACTTCACATCAATGGTGTCAGTTGTACCCACAAAGTGAGTATACGTAGTAGCGGAAGGCTCATTAGCCCCACCGTTAGTTCCTGAAGCAAGGTAACCTGTAGAGCTAGTATCTCCACCATCAACAATGTCATCGCCAGCAGCAAAGTCAATGTCAACAGTAACAGAAGTACCACTCATAACAGTAAGAACTTCCGCACCAGCAGCAATAACGACTGTGCCAGCAGGAATTTCTAGTACTTGGAAGATGTCACCATTCGTAACTGCAGAAAAAGTTCCAGCAGCAACAAGCTTAGTGATATCTAGAATAGATTCAACCAAGTAAGACTGATTACGTACATCAGGTAGAATAGCGAGCGAGTCAGAATCAACACCTACGGTTGATTTAGCGGTCATATCAAAAGTTGCCATGATTTATACCCCTACGCTACGTTATATTTAGCAGTGACAAGTGCCTCTGGGCGTAGAATCTTACGACCATAGAGGTGCATGCCACGAACAATGTCAGCAAAGCTGTCTGGATCACGATAAGTTTCCGTCTTCATAATTTGACTAGCAGAAGCTGCAGCCGAAGAATGACCACCAACAATAACGCCGTAGTTACTGTTTTGGTTAGCCGTACCAGAAGTGTCTGGGCCAGTACCAACCGAAGGCAGGTTGTTAGAAACATATACCTTGAAACCATAGAAGTTGTTAATCGTCAAACCGTTACGCATTCCGCCTGACTCACCGAAGTCACTGTTAAACAGACGACTATCTTCGTCCATTAGAACTTCCATAAAGGTAGGATGAATAACCAACCAACGATTGTCCTTGTCAACAAACTGCGTGTCAAGGAGTCGAGCCATACGAGCAACAACCATTGCTGGTGAAGCCGTAGCGGTTGGAAGTGCGCTTGCACCGGGAAGACGAGCAGCAAGAGGAATAGAATGGTCATCAGCCGAAGTCGTGGTGATGTTGCCAAAGCTACCCTTCTTAAGCTTCATTGTAGATAGAAGCTCGTCCGTACCAGCCGTAGTAACAGCAATAGAACCAGACACAGTATCGTTAACTGCGCTGGAAACTGCACTGAGACTAGCCTGTTTGAAGCCAGACATATAGCCTAGAGCTTCAGCATCAAACTGGTCACGAAGACGATAACCTGCACGATCCGCCGCCATTTGCTGGAAGTTTACGTGCGAGTGTGCTTCCTCAATGTCGTCAACCTTAAACGCAAAGTAGTTAGCTTGATCTACAACTAGCGTAAAGTCTTCGTCGTCAAGGTCTTGAGGAGAAATCTGTGCGCCACGTGCATATGACTTGACGGTGATTTCCGGTTCTTTGATGATACGAACAGTGTCACCAAAGTTAGAGATATCACCAAAGTAATCGTTATTGCTGATATCCTCTACAACTGATCCCTTACGGAATGCAAGCTGTACTTGTTTGGAATAAATGACAGGGCTGAAATTGCCATTTGGTAGACTATTATACCCTGCCGCAGTTTTAAATGCCATGATTGTTCTCCATAGCGTTAAAACACGATGCGATAAATCGCTAGTCTTTCGACTATATGTAGTTAGGGTATAACTTTTGAGGGCTAGATTCTTGGGTAAAAGTGTAGAGGATCAATCTACTCTCGGCCAATCATAACTAGGTAAACTAAAAGTCACAGTATAAACACTTAGAGTATCACAATAATGTGGGTCTTTGTGTTGTTATAGACACCATTATAAGTAAAAAATGTCTATTTGTCAAGCAAAAACTTACTTAACGTGCCGCACCGGAAAGATCGTAAATGAAGTTACCGGCACGAATTGCGTCCATGATTGCGTCTGCATTTTCTTCGTACTGTTGAGAGGTCATATTCTGAACATCTGACTCACGAAGCACATCGCCATCACTGGTTTGTTTGGGTGCTGTCTTTGCACTCTTAGAAGCAATAGAAGTAGCAGCTTCTTTTTTAGCATTCTTTTTAGGCTTGGCCTTTTCTGTAGATACACCCATATCTGCCTTGTATAAGTCAATGGCACGTGATGCTGAGAACGCATCATCTTCATTGTCATACAGAGCAGTCTGTACCCACTTAGGCTGGGACTCTACCCACTCATGAAAGCTATCCTCTTCACGAATATTTTCAAAGTCTGGCTGTAGCCTAATAAGTTCCGCTTCAGCTTTTTCTTTACGTGCATCCCCTTGAAGCTTCTCAATCTCTTGAAGCTTTTTATTTACAGAATTAGACCGCTCATCTGCTTTCTTAATTGCTATAGTCTCAATTACTGCTGCAATATCGGATACTCTTGTACCCAAGCATTAAGCTCGTCTTCTGTTTTAGGCAACTGCATCTGCGTCTTAGCAGTTTCTTCTAGCTGTGCCTCTAGTTTAGATACACGATTTTCAAATTCTTCTTTTTGCTTTTGTGAAAATCTACGAAGATCACCGTAGCGTTTCTTAAAAGTTCTTTCTTCAGCAGAGGTTTCTAGTAATTCATCTTGTTCTTTTACTAGCTCCTCACGAGCCTCATCTTTTTGCTCTTCTTCTTCTACTTGGCTCTTAAGTGCTTCTAACTCTTTTTCTTCATCTTCTACTGTTTTGCGGTACTGATGCTTGTTAGCAAAGCCCACTTTCTTTTCAGGTTGTGGATCAGCTACAATTGATTCAGACATTATCTTTCCTTTTGGACTGGGGCCACCGTAGTCTACTGTTTAGTAGAGGGATAGGGTAAGCCAGCAAATGGGACTACTTATACTTTGAGGCAAGTCCCTTACCTCTAGGTTGTTTACGTTTACGTTTACGTGTTTTCTTTTTAGTTACAAAAGCACCTTTGTTAGCAAAGCCAAAGTCTTCTGGTCCGTAGGTCTTATCACCTACTGTAATTAGGCCACCTTCTGCAAAAGGTGTAAAGCTATCAGTCTCAGTACCACTGTATCCAGTAGCGTCACTAATACTAAAGTCAGGAGCATCTGGTGCTGAAAAGCTAGGGTCACTTACGCCAGCAGTACCGGGAGTACCCTGTCCCGCCACAGAAATCAATGAACTACCTCTACCTCCCATACCCATGCCGCCGCCCATGCCGCCTTGACCACCACTAGCTCCTGTACTCGGACCAGCAGGAGCAGCGGGAGCAGGTCCGCTGTAAGGATCAGGGCTAGTAGTATCAGGTCCATAAATATTAGTATCAGCCGCAATATTTTGAGCCGTACTGCGGGAACCTAAGCCACTACCGGGATAACCCACATTAGTAGGAGCAACAGCCGTAGTGCTTTGACCTTGAGAAGCGGCAGCAGCGGCAGCAGCAGCAGCGGCACCAATACCGCCAAGAGCAGCCGCATTAGCAGCCCCTCCTTTATTAGGAGCAATAAAACCACCTTCAACAGCCTGATCTTGTTCCTCCTCTTCTGCCCGTTGTTGCATAGTCTTAGCTGCCTCAACCATAGTATTTCTTTGAGTTTGGTATGCCTTTTCTTTAGCTTGTTCTTTAGGACCAAGTGCAAGTTTTGAACTTTTGTCTGAAGTACGATCTTCTAAATCTATTTTATTTGAAAGAGTGCGGCCAAATTCATCGGGTTTAGTTGCTAAATCTATTAACTCTTGACTTGTATATCTAGCCCCTTTCTTACCGTCTTCGTCAACTTTTCTAGCTCCATCAATTACGCCTAGTTGAGATAGTATACTTACTACATTTGCTTTAGCACCAAAACCAAAAATATTAGATAAGGCACCTACTGCTGCAGCACCCGGCACATTTAAAACTCCAGCTATAGTGGCTAGTTGACTTGCTGTAGCATTTTGTGCGTTTGATAGAGCGGCAACAGCAGCCTCTAGAGATGCTGGCGTAACTACCCTACCATCACTACCATCATCACCTTCAGGTGCTTCAAAACTACCGGGGTCTTCTGGTTTAAGTTTTAACTCAGTAGGAGTAGTAGGCGTAGTAGGTGTAGTTGTTTGTTTTTTATTGTACTTTGCTCGTGTCACATACCCTTCAGGAACTTTACTAAGAGGTTTACCTCCAATAGTAGTAACAAAAATAGATTGCCCTTGAGGACCAACATACTCCTCTACACCATAGCCTGTTCCTGCACCTTTATCCATAGGGTTATATTGCAATTGAGGATAGGTATAAGTTTTATCAGTAGGGCGTATTGGAACAGTGCGAGTAGCTGCCTGTACAACAGGAGAAGGAGCAGCAGCAGCGGCAGGTGTAGTAGGAAATACTGTTTGTTGTGCCTGTGTAGGTAAAGCCGTTTTAACTACAGCACCGGGATCACCACCTTCAGCAAGCATAGGTATACCGTTTTGCATTTCAGAAGGCAGCACAGCAGTTTCTAAACCTGCATCATCTGAGTTAGGCTCGCCAGTTAAACCAATGTCATCTAACTGCTCCATGCCTTGTTTAGCTTCACGTAAAATTCCTACTAACCGTTCTACTCCAATATACCGTACAGCATAAGCAGGAATAACAAACTCACCGGGACTAAGCATAGCTGGTTGATCATCACGGACTTCTTCTTTTAAAGCACCGTTAGGTACTTCATTACCGCTTGCCTCATCAACCATACCGCCTTCGTCTTTAAGACCAATGGTTATCATTTCTGCTTGTGCATCTTTAGCCATTTGCATTTACCTCGTCACGTAAACTTTTTAGTTTATTAATTACTGCAATTGCTCCTTGTGCCCTGTACAAATCCATCGGTTCATTAGCACGTTCAATTGTAGAATGTTGTTGATTTACTAGTTCGTCTAGATACTCGTTGTATCCATCCCAACTTCTTTTAGTGTTAACCCACGCCTTCAGCTTTGCTAGGATTTGCTTGTCCACTGAACTGTCCTTCCTCTGGAGTTGCTGCTGCACCNANNCCNATAGCNCCACCNCCACCACCNTGCATGTCAGCAGGAGATANACCCGGTGCGCCACCAGCAGGTGCGGCTCCGGGCTGACCCGGCTGTTGTGGTTGTTGTGGAGGTGCAGGAGGTGCGTCTTGTTGAATAAGCTGCGCTTGTCTGGCAGCTTCTTCCATTGAGTTTGTAACCTTATCTGGATCAAGACCCAAAGAGGTTGCAATCTCACGAATAATAACAGGGAACTTAGCAAACGGTGCAAGCACAGGATTAGATACAACCTGCAAGTACTGCAACAATCGTTGACTAGCGTACTTCGTTAGCCATCAAGCTTTCAGTNCCACGTGCCTTAACTTCTAAGTCACCTTTAATAGATGTATCGTGNTCAAACTGCATGTTAAAAAAGTAAAAAGCTTCACCCATTGGACGAAGCAAATAGTCATCTACGTTTTTAATTACAGTTTTGATACTTCCTGCGGCAGCACCCATAAGCATAGAAATACCTGCAGCGGTACGGCCAGTACCCTGCACACCTGTTTGACCATGAGCAAAGCTAGGAAAGCCTGTAGCTTCATCAGCAAGCTGACGAGCCTTGTCAAACAACTGCATGTTTTCATTACTTACGTTAGGAAACTTTGTACCAAACAAAGCTTGCCCCGGTGCGCCACCCTGACGCCTAAACACCTTACCCGGCCAGACCTTTAAGTCTTGACCCGGTACAAGGTTAGTTTCATCTACTTCAAAAATTAAGTTACCACTAAGCACAGCGTTATCTACAGCCATACGCATGAACCCATTCATAAGTGTTTGGGTGTCATCCATGTTTTCTGCAAGACCAATACCAAAAAAGCTGTAAGGATTAAGCTCATACGGTACAGCAAAGTAAGGAATACGAGTAGGCTGAAACGGATTAGCTACTAGCCGCAGGATCATATCGTTACAAATCCAGCAGTTAATCTGGATTTCGTCTGTGTCCTCAAACTCTTTAGGCAAATCCATGCCGTATTCTTTAGCGGTTTCAGTATCAATAGTGCCCCAGTATTCTAGGATTTCATACCTATCTGGTGCCTCGTTAATAAAATAGTCCTTAAGATCGTTTTCCCAGTACTCACGAGTGTATGTACCACCAGCAGCAATAGACTCTTCAATTGCTTCTTGCCTAAAAAATGGCCGCTTTTTTAAAGCGCGTAGCTGCGACTTAGACAGCTTATGCCGTTGGACTACATAAAGAGCTTCATCCATATTTGAAGCATCAGGATCAGGATAGAAATCCCAAATAGAAACATGAGCAGCTTGTGGAACAACCTTAGTAACAGGCTCATATCCACCTTCTTCATTCCACGAAGGATATTCTTTATCAACAGCAAACGGCCCCTTTAAAATACCTGTACCAAATAAGACACACTCAAAGATAGATGAACGCAAATGTTTAGACGCATTAGATTCTTCTAGTTGATCATGGATTTTCTTTTCCATTTTCTTAGCTGCAATTTGTGCAGGACTAAATGTAACCGCAGTAGGAGCAGTACCTACACCTTCTTTTAAATTCTTGATGCCCCTAAGCTTATCTGCAAGAGGACCAAGACGTTTAGTTAAAGAATAGAGAGTGGCCCCTTTAGGAAGCTCTTCTTCATCATCTCTTGATCCATAAGGAGATGCAGGTCCGTCATCTTCAATTTCTTCAGGACGTTCTTTAGGATCGAAATATACACTCTCACTTACACCTTCTGGTAATGTTGTTGGATCAATGGTAATAGGAAATTTAGTCTTGGCAAAAAGCACATCAATAATTTGCCCATACGCAGCAAGAACTTTTGTCTTAGTTACTTTAATAAATACACGCGAGCGTTCTGCTTCAGTAAACTGTACGTCAGAGCTATACAGACCACGATAGTTTCTGTACGCTTGCAACCAACGATGCTCATCGGATTGCTGACGCCAATCTTTAGATTTATTATAGGCATCGTTTACATGAGTAATAACCTCATTTAAACCTTTAGCATCGGCACCCTCATCTAGAGCGTAACCAATTTGTTCTTCAAAATCACCAGTAGTATCTGTCATGTATTAATACCCAAATGTTTGATCTGCTACAGCAAAGTTATCTGTTTGCGACATAGGATCATAATCAAAAATATCGTGTCTTGGTCTGCTCATTATACCATATCTAAGTGCGTCATACAAGTGATCTTCTGATTTAGTGTCTACGTCTTCAGGGTTCTTTTTATCTAAAGGTATAGAAGGTAGTTGTGAAACTAAATTAAAGCAGTTATCAAATACTACTAAGCTTGGACTGCCATCTTCATCTTCATCTTGCAATCGTCTGTGTAGCTCATTCTTTCCTGCAATACGACTACCACCACTTCTATCACTTGGTCGCCACCTACATCCAGCTAAAATCATTTGCTCTGCAAGGCTTGGTCCTGTATCACCACGTTTGTGCCAACACGAACTATCTAGCACACCGTACATAATCTTGCCGTCATCTTCTTCTAGCTCTAATACTTTATAGGCTAAATCTCGTGCAAGTACTTTAGAAACATAAAGTTCTCTATACACAATCAACTGCCCATCAGGAGCTAAAGCAAACCACACTACCGCAGTCTTTGAACCATACCCATAATCACACGCCCGAAACTTAGGAAAGTTCTTAGGTATCTTGTACGCAGGTACAACGTGCTTGTCTCTGTCAAACTCAGGAAATGCTGCACCTTCCGAAACATCCCAGTTACCTTCTAATAACCTTTTCCTTTGGTGTTCTGGCAACGACAGAAGCATCGTTTCATAGTCGCCACTTTCAGCCAAGTAAGGATTATCAAAAAGTTTAGCAGGAATAAACTTCCTTTTAAACAGCGGCTGCTCTTCCTTTGTATGCCCTTTAGGATACTTAAGAGTTTTGCCAGATTCATCCGTAGCCCAAAACGATTTATTAGGACTAGAAGGATTAATGAAATACTTTTTTACCCATACGTGACCAGAGCCTCCGGGGTTAGTAGTAGCTCTCATATACACAGGTAAGTCTGATGCAGCAGACCTCAACCTTGACCTTAAGTAATCCCAAGCAAATGGTGTGGCCCACTGCGTTAGCTCGTCAAAGCCTATCCAACAAAAAGACAAACCCTGATAGCGTAGTACATCTTCATCTCTATCAAGATAAGACAGCCACAACCTGCCACCAGCAGGGGAAGTCCACTGCATTTTTCTTTCTGACCATTTAATGCCGGGAATAATCTTTGGATAGATTTCTTGAGACTTCCAAATAAGTTCCCTTAGTTCTTCCGTAGTTTTACGGAGCAATAGGCCAGAAAATTGTGGATGTATTAAGTATCTAAGCGGATCAGCAAGCATAGCGTAGCTTTTACCACCACCTGCTGCTCCTCCGTATAAAACTTCACGCTCACTGGCTGCAAGAAAGTCTGTTTGCGGCCCTACGTTAGGCTTAAATACTACGTTATGTTCTTCGTAAGAAAGTTTAACCGTATTACTACTAGATTTAACTTCTTTTATCTTAGGTTTAGGCGGTTGCTCGGCTTTCTTCCTCGCTGCTGCCTTTTTCTTTCGAGCCTGTGTGCTTGATTTCAAGTTCTTCAAGCTTTTCGAGGGCTTTTTTGTACGTGGCAAGCCAGTTGCGGTAAGCTGTAGCTTTATTTTTTCTTTTTCTTTCCGTGTTGACTCGCTTTCTGAGGCCAACGTGGGAAATTGATCGTCCAGTTTTGTCACTTAACCACCTTGCAACTTCTCGGTAGGAGTATTCTTTTACATATTGACGAGCTAAGTCTAAAGCTTCTAGCTCTAAGAACACAGGATCAAGAATATCAGGATCGTGTTCGTTTTGTACATAACCAAAAGGAATAGTTCTACTAATCCTAGGTATCTGCATCCAATTACCTTCTGAGTCGCGTAGACCTACCGGATCAGGCAACTCATAGTAAGGTAATCTATTCTTCTTCGTCACTTTGTTTCGGTGGCAACAGCATAATACCGTTAGGTGTAGCCACTTCTACTTTGTCCGTCTTTTGAACGCCCACTCTATCCAAAATTTCAGTGGCCGCTTTGAGTAAGTTTGCCGTACCCAGTTGGCCGGGGTCACGCAAAATTCCTGCCATGCCAATCGCAGCACGTGGAGCGTTGAGTGCCAAATATTCTTTAGTAAGTTCCAATACTTCATCTTTTAAAGTTTTAATAACCTCGCCTACGCTAGTATTATCGCTGTATCCAGCTAGTCTTTTTGCTTCATTAAAGTCGCCGTTAGCTTCGTGAAATAAAACACGCAAAAAAGCTTGTTGTTTTTCGGTATATTCCCGTTCCATTATTTTTTCATGCTCCGATCACCAAACCACCAAGTAACAGCAGTAGTAGTTAAAAATAGTATTTGATTAGAAATCTCACGTTTAATAACGTCGTCACCTAAAGCTTCTAAAAATACGTAGACAGAAAAACCCAGCAGCATAAAAGTTAGAATAGGCCGGACAAATCTTAAGATGTTGCCAATTATAGAACCACTGTAAGAAGCATCATGTGCGTATGAAGCAGCTTTAATTGTAGCAGCAGCATTTTCTTCTGCTATAGCACGTTCGCTTTCTAACTCAGCACTACGCGCTTCGATCTGCATTTCTTGTAGCTTTAGTTCTTGGTCAAACTCTAGCGCCATCTTTTTAAGCTTTTGTCTGGTTTCTAAAAACCTTCCTGCTTGACCAATGACACTACCAATAATACCTGTAGCACCACCAGTAAGAACTGAACCTATAATTTCAAACATATAATTACCACGTTGCTTCTTTAGGTCTATTGTCTACATGGACAAAAGAATTGTAGTTGATGCCTAGTCCTTTGAACCCTACCGCTTTAGCTGCGTATATGATTGCTTCTTTATCTTGACCAGCTAAAGAAATATCAAATGCAGTTGAAGGATTGTTTTCAGTTGCTCTGTGCTGACTCAGCGGAGCGCCACCAACTTTAGAATTGTATACAGGGCACCGACATGCGCTATTAAGTACTATGGGTTTGCCCAGTAAGTCTCGTAGTTGTTGCAGTTTTGTTAGTGCATCTTCTTGTACATACGCAGAATTACAACCACACTTGCAAACTAGCTCTTGCCAAGTAAACGCAGCGGTTGCCTGTGCTGTAGGAAGAACCTCACCTCTAATAGTACTAATCATTTATGCGCCTAGTACAGTCCAAAAAATAGTTATAACCGCAATGATGCTAGATAAAGTAGATAGCATAATCATGCTTTCTAATCTTTTAATTCTACCAACTAAACTATCTAGTTGTTTTTCCATAGTAGAATATCTCACAGCGCATTCACGCTCATGTGCAGCTAGTTCTGCAGCTACAACAGTAGGACTAATGTTTTCGTTAATTTCCATAACTATGCTTTAGCCTTTTTTTTCTTTTTACTTTTACGCTTAGGTTTAGGTTTAACTGTACCTATGGAAATAACAATAGCAAGAGGAGAAGACTTACGAGGCTTTCTAGATTTGCTACTGACAGTTTTTTTGCTTTTTCTTGCCACGGTAATGCCCTCTCCCCTATCCTTTTCTAGCCTTGTCTTGCCATTGTCTGAATGGGCCTTTCTTTTCTCGCTTAGGCGTTACCTTACTGTGCCGCCCTTTTCTGCGAACCTTGGACTTTTTCATAGGTCCACCACCAAGACCAATTGCACCACGACTAGCCATTTACTTTTTCTTTTTACCCATCATATCTGTCACATAACCTCCAGCAGCATACATGCCACCCTTGTTCATAGCGCCACGGCCCATAAGAACATCTTTTTGTGTTACTTTGCCGTCGCCGCTTAGATCAGGAAAGCCACCCTTAGCTAGTTTTGGAGGTGTAGGTTTACTTCT